TACTACTCTGGAACCATTTTCCAATTTTAAAGATGTCTTATTCCACTCCACTACACCCTGTTGTAGGAATTGTGGTAAATTTTCATAGGCTAACTGTAATTTTGAATACAATTCATCTTTGGCCGTCTTTAGTCTATTTGCTAAAATTGCCACGCTTACACTTTGGTTAAAGGTAATATAATGACAGATATAACCAATTACGGAGGTAGACTTACCAGACTGACGAGGCCATTTTGAAATAACAAATCTATTTTTATGAATATAATTAACAAACTTTTGTTGATAATCATAAAGCTCAAAGGGCATGATACCCTTGTCAAGAGTTTTTACTTTGATGTATTTGTTACAAAAGTATACAGGATCATTTGCACATTTAATATATTCGTCTAGTTGTTCTTTTGTATACTGAAGCTCAATGCCCGGTGGTTTGAGTTTTGAATTATTTCTATATCCCTGATTATTCTTGTTGAGACTCATTCTTTATTGCCTCTATATCAATCACATTTTTTTCTGTACTTCTATCTTTATTTAACAGGTTCTGCAAATCCTTTGTTGAACCAACAAATACAGAATTATTTGTCTGCTTTATTTCAGTCTTACTATTTGTTGTTTCTTTAGCTTTTTTGTGCACATCCAATACATTATTGTTTAAATCTGCCATTGTCTTTAAAAGAATAGCAACCACTTCAAATGCTCTGGGTGCATCAGATTCAGTAGCAACTTTCAATGCAGCCTCCAAAGCAATATTTCCGCTACCAATCAAATCTTTTAGATTTGATTGTACAAGTGTATAATCTTTTTGAAAATTATTTGCATCGTACGTACCGCCCAAAATTTCTTTTGTTTTAGAGTCTGGTTGATCAGGAACATTAAAAAATTTAGCTAATTGTTTATTCATGAGTCAAATCCAAATGCGATTCCAGCTGTTAGGCCAGAAACAGAAACTGAATTGATAACAGTTCCATTTTGCACTTTTCCAAATATATAACTTTTTGCTACAAAAGTAAATGAAGAAATATTAATACGGCGAGTAGAAAGATCGCCATCATACCTTTCACTGATGCTATTAGAAACCATTGTTATGGGTATATTGATACCCGGTTTTGCAGGATTTAAATCCATTGTTATCACGTGCTGTGGATTAAAATACGGCATTATTTGTTCAACAATTTGCAGTGTATCATCAATATGTCTTGAATAAATAAACAAAGTAAATCCTATATTGACTGGAATTTCTTCGGTTATAACCAGTGGATTTTCGGCACAATTTGCTGTTGACCGTGAAAGTGAAGGTGTATTTACATTGCGTCTTCGGCTTGGATCCGCTTGTATGTTAGTCATAACATAACTCATACGCGGGAGCTGGTTTTCAATTCTTAAACCATCATTAATTGATGATGGTTCTAAAAACCTTATTATAAATTTTTCTTGAGAAGCATAAGTAATGGGTACACGAATGTTAAGATCGTTACCACCATCAGGATTAACATGGTCAACAGATATATTGTTGAATAGGGTACCAAATCCTATCACTATTTTTCTAAGACTTTGGTTGTAAAAATATCCAAACATTTATTACCTTAAGGACTTTCTTCTGTTGCAAAAGGATTCTGAGGATCAAACGTATATCCGTTGGCTTCTGTTTGTAGAATATCATTTACACCAGCAGTTGTACCGATATTTATATTGAGTGGTATGATTTGAGAACCAGATAGTCCACGAGTTTGAGAAATAATAGAATCAATTGTTTGATTATTTGTTTCAACCTTCTCATAACTATAGGTAAACAATTCTGCAGTTATCATATAAGAATAAAGCTTTCCAAATGGATACAATGGATTTTCATGTTCTACAAAGTTTATTTCAAATAAAGACTTTGAAAGAGGAAAATAAATTAAATCACCTTCTCTTGGTCTTGTTACAGACGGTTGATTTGCAATTACTTCTTGAGCAAATCTTTTTCTTGCAAAAAGTAATGTAACTTTATCTTTAATCTCAAGACCAAATTGAGTTATTACATCAGTTCCATCAAATCCTTTATAATTCATCAAATACATTTCTAGTGTATAAGATTTTGTAAATGATGATCCAGGATCTTCACCAAAAATTCCATCTATTGAAAAATATTCTCTTGGAACATATATACAATCCTGTCCCATGGCCTGTATTACTTCTATAGTAATACTTTCGGTGAGATCTTGCTCACCTTTATTACTATAATTTGATATGTATGGATTTGTTGCCATTTTAACCTATTAGTGGATCAGGGGGCAGTTCTTGTGTTTTTACGAGCTGTTGTTCTATGACATTGAGTTCGTTCATGGCTTCCGTCATCATTGCTGGTGCATTTAACTGTGCTCCACCGGGTAAAGGAACTCCTGCAAACTTTAACAAATTTTGAGCCCATTGTTTTTTCAATAATGCAGTATAATATCTTCTGAAAACTCTATCATTCCAAACTTTATTATATTGACTGGTATCAATTTGAACATAGGCTTCCACCATCAAAAATGCTCCTGCGGGAAGTTTACTATGTTCTGTATCCAAGAAAAGCCTATCGGTTGTTCTTGTGTATGTAAATGATGTGGGATAGTTAAATACATCGTTAACTAGTTTGATATAACTCATACCTTCCATGTATGCAGCCATTGGTCCTTGTGGGGCACCCGATTGATTAAAATACAATCCGAAGAAATCAAACAATGTCATTTGATATCGTAAATCAAACATATAATCACCAACAATGTCGCTTGGTGCATATACTTTTGTAATGGTACGAATATCTGTTGCTAAAGGCCAGTAACCAGTATTACCATCTTCATCTGTTTTGATCTGTGCACCGAGAGCTGGTCCAAATTGAGTTGTGTCAAAATATCTATTAGCCCTATCTGCTTCTGTTATTCTATATGCAAATAAAGCACGTTGATTAAAATCAAAGTGTCTTTCATACATATATTCCAGTGCTTCGTCAAGACGATCTTCAGCTTGAGTGGGGTCTATGTTTACCTGAATAACAGGAGCACCAAGGGATCTATAGCAATAGTCTATAAAATTTTGACGGGTTGTAATGGCCATGAAAATATTTATGTATTTTTCATAATGTTATTCAGTTTTTCAAATAAACGCTGATTCTCTTCACTATTATTTACGGTCAATTGTATCAACTGAACGGACGCTGGATCCAAATTTTCAATAGAATGTTTTCTATTTCCATCTTCTTTATCATAAAAACTTGGATCATAATTACTAAATCCCGGCATTTTTAACGGGCAATCTATTTTAGGATAATCAAGTTTACAATATTCGCCCGGATTTCTTATTAGCCATGTATGCTTATGGTCCCCACAGCCACATTTTCCACAATAATAATGATTGGAATCTTTGCTTTTCTTTAAGAATTTACAAGGTGGTATGGTACCATTTCCATAACAAGAAATGTATCTTAATTGTTTTGTCGGCAGATCAGTTTTATAGTTATTAAATCCACGCGATGCAATCGCCATGGCAAACGAAACAATCTTTTTTAACATTATGGAGCCTCATATATAATTACCATTCCAGCTGGTATAACACTTCTTTCTAAGAAAGCTTTATGGTTATCAGAAACATCTGCAATAATTTTTATTACTGTATTGCTGAAACTTATAACCTGAGTTGTTTCATAGTCATATCCCATAAGGGTAGTCAATAAATAGTGAATTCCATCAGGAGTTCCCTTTTTTCCGAAGTATTGATAATCTACTTGTATTGAAAATTTTGGAATATTTGGAAGAATATCTGACAATTCATCAGATGAGAAATCTTCTCCGGGGAAATATAATTCAGCCAATCCCTGTAGCAATTCAGTTGGCATGAATACTGGACTTCTCAATACTTCCCATGGAATATATGCACCATAGCCATATTTCATGCTGTACAGCCAACGAAGATATTGTTTAACAATAGGAACAATTGTCACATTAGAAGTATTGCTTTGATATTCCTGAATTATCCACTCTGGAAACAATGATTCAACTGTTAGATTATCACCAATAAATTTGTCTTTTCCAACATTATATAATTCTGAACCATATTGCTTTAATGCTTTTTCAAAAAGCAATTCAACTTTTTGAGCAATACTTACGGGTAATCTGTTAAAGAACAGAGGAATCATAGTCCGTATACCACCTGTATTCCAGCTATGACTTTGGCTTCTAGGTATTCCATTAGAGCCGCTTGACTTCCAGTAGAAAGATCAGTTACATAAACATTAACAGATCCGGGAATGTCACCATTTCTTACATATACCATATCTGGATCAGATGTTCCAGAGATACCAGAACCAACTATAGCATTAGTAAAATCTTTGAGAGTTACACATCGGTCATAGTTTAATTCAAAAAGTAGTTTTGCTTTGGCAGTATCGAGCGATATCGTATTATAACCACCACCGGGAGTGCCAATAAGATCAAAATCATTATTTGGGTCAGCTAATACAGCGTTATTTCCACTTGTTCCATTTGCAGTAACTGCACGAACTATAACGGACTTAGAAGTAGGGACGGTATTTGCATTTGCAAAATTATTAGTAACTAGATAACCATTGGCAGAATTTGTAACAGTAAAATAATTATTGTCCGCATTGGTAGTCATATTACCTTTACTGACTCGTGTCCATTTCACTTTTTCAGATTTATTTAAAGAATCAGGAATAACATAAAAAGAAATGGTATCGGGATCAATATTATATGGTAAAAGTATTGACTGACTTGTGAAGTCATAATTGCTAAATGTTTGCACATTTGATCCAGCATATAGATATAATTCCTGTGCATTTGTCAAACCCCCAGGTGTTCCATTTATAACAAAGAAATTTACATTAC